CTCGTCTCCTGTGGTTAACGGTATCGCGCCGTCTTCTTGGCGATACGCTTGGGTTGCTTCGAAAACTGCTCCCCCTTAGCAAGCGAACGACGCTTGTTACGGGTGGTAGCAGCATACTCTTGCGGGGGCAGCGCCTGCCGGGCTTTCTTCGGCAGGTACCGTTCGCCAGTCGCTTTAGAGCCTTGGGTACTGTTCTTGCCAGAACGGGTACCCCAGTCCTCCTTAGTCCACTTTTTAAGGGACTTCTGTGACTTAGCTAACCCCATGGACTAATCCTTCTTCATCTTACGAAGGGTCATGGCCAAACGGGCACGCTGGCCGGTCTTGCCTGACTTCTTGGCTGCTGCTTTCAGCTCTTTAGCCGGAATCTTCTCGCCTTTCTTTACCCCCATGCTCTTACGCAGGGCACCAGGTTTCTTGATCGCGTCTTTGATCCAGTCCTTAGCCATTACTTGTAGCCTCCTCCTGACTTTTTGTACTCGACCGCAAGCATCTGTGCTTTACGGGCGCTCCATTGACCTGGTTTACCGCCTTTTCCACCAGCTTTTATGCTGTTAAACATCTGCTTACGCATAGTCGGCTTGGTGTAGTTACCGGCGGCGTTGACCTTTGACTTAGCCTTAGCCATTACCACTTAACCTTATCGGCCCAATACGCTGCGGACATCTTGCCCTTAGCGATATTACCGGCGTGGCGAGCTTTAAAAGACTCGCGGCGGTTGCGATAGGCTTCGGACTCCCCCTTTTTACGGGGGGAGCCGCTCACGCCCTGCTGGCCGAAGCGAATAGTCTTTACTTGCTCGCCCGACTTAGCCACAACCACGTGGCTCTTGGTCGGATGGCTTGGTGTGCGCTTAGGTTTGTTGTAGCCAGAGACGCCAGCTCGGGCCAAACGCGAGTCTCGGGTAGCCATTAGACGACATCGCCTCTCAGCCGCTTAAGGGTCGCTGCCGGGAGGGCGTTAAACTCGTCCTCCGTCAGCTGCATAACGTCGAATGCCTTTTCACCGCGTGCGGCAGAGCTCTCACCCGGCATATCAGGCGGCTGGGACTCGGCGGCCTTCATCTTGCGAGCGATATCGGCACGCTTTTTAGCCACTTCGTCGACCGGAGCGGCCTTCGTAGCGGTAGGAGCCGCCAAAGACGGGGTTTCCTGGGTGCTCATATCGACCAGATCGTACTCACGGAGGACGAACTTAGCCGCTTTTGACAGCGCAGCGACGGGGTTTTCGCCCTTAACGATAAATGCGTCGCGCAGATCGATCACTTCCTGCGTGTATTTCTCGTTGAACTCAGGGCTGTTGCGGTCGAAAACCGGGAAATTCGTCTCCAGCTCCGACGCGGCCTGCTGCAGAGCCGACATCTGCTGGCTCTGGGTGACCTTCTGCTCCATTTTCTGGGTCAGCTCAAACTCCAACTGGGCGCGTTCAGCCCGGCGGATCTCCTGACGCAGCGCCGCAGCCTTTTCATGCTGCCCGTCGAGTACCATGTTCTGGTATTCGACCTCCTTGACCGCGAAATCAAAGCTATCTGGGGCCGTCTCAGCAGCGGTTTTTGCTGCCATAAGATCATCGAGCTGCTTCTGCAGCGCCTTCTGCTTAGCCAACACCTCGTCGAGGCGCGACTTCGGCACCATCGGCTTCTTTTGCTCAGTCTCCTGAGTAATTTTCGGCTCTTCCTTGGCCTCGGCCCGCACGACCGGCTCGGGGGCTTCCGGAATTTCGGGCTTTTCCTCGGCCTTTACCTCGGCCGTAGGAGCCTCGGCAACCGGTTCCTCAGCGACTTCCGGCTGTTCGACCGGGGCTTCGGCCTTTGGCTCTTCGCCCAAGCCAAAGTTCAGGTCGAATTTCGCCTCGGGCGCGTCTTCCACTGGATCGGAACCAGGCATCCGGTCAAGGCTAGCGTCTTTCTTGTCCTCAGACATATTCAATCTCCTATTGTGGGGTCATCGGCCGCATATTCGGGATGGGTCGCGGCGTACCCTGGGTCTGCGTCTTCGCTGCCGTCTGCATGACAGTGGCTGCGATGCGCGTCGCTGCAGCCGTCTCCTGCTGCGAACGACGGGTCTGGTTGGTGAGCGAGGCCAGCTCACGCCGCAGCTGCAACTCCTGCTCCTTGAGTCCGATCTGCGTCTGCAGTTGGGCCATCTTGAGCTGGGGCTGTACGTCTGCGACGTCCTGCACCTTGGCGATGTTGATCGCGGCTTCGGACTGCAACTTCTGCACTTCCGCCTGCATACGGGCCAGTTCCAGCTGCACCTGCTGCATTGCGATCTCTGCCTGCATTGCCGACGCTTCCATCTGCTCCGGGGTCTGCTCGACACCGGTCATCATGCGGATGCGCTTGGCGAGTTCACCCTTACGGGCAAGGTGGCTGTATTCAATGATGGCGTCATCCGGGATGGCAACGCCGACTTGCCGCAGGTTAAGGGCCTCGGCAAACTGCATCTCATCGAACGAGTCACGCGCCGGAGCGGTGCTGATAACGACGTCGTACTCACCCAAAGTGAGGTCGTTAATGACGCGGCCTTCCGGAGTCATCTCGTTAACAACGAGCGGCTCGCGCGGCTTCAACGGGTCGTCTTCATTTGTGATCTGGATCACTCGCTGTTCAGTATAGAACTTCTGAACCAGGTTTAGCACCTTCTCAGCGAGATAATGGCGGGTCTTACGCAGGTTATCAAGCGGAACCTGGATCATGATGACCCCCCGGTTCTGCTTGGCCTGTATAGCAATACCAGACACTTCAGCACCGTCCGACCCGAGCATCGAGTCGTTCACGCCGCTGATCACCTTAATGTTAAGGGCCGCTTTCTGGCTGATACGGTCGAGGCCGGTCGGGATCTGGTTCGGAGTGATCTTTGTCGGCGGCGATGAGCCACGATTGTACTCGACCACCAAGCCGGTCTCCGCGCCGTGCTCTTCTAGATCATCGGCCGTCATGCCGACGAGCGAACCGCTTTCCACCATCCAGCCACTGTTGGCCGTGGTGTTGACGATATGCAGCTCCTGGCTCGCGATCTTGTTGAGCTGCTCCTGCGGGGAAAGCAGATTGCGGACCATGCCGAACGGACGGCCGCGACGGAAGTACGCAAAGTACGGCACGATGGTGAAGTCATCGTACGGCGACCAGTCGTCATGCAGCACAACCTTGTCGCAGGTAACGGTCCAGCGAACTCGACGCACGACCTTAGAGATCAGGCTCAAGTTGTACTGCTTAGCGAACTTCTTCGCCTTCTGCTCGTTCCAGTTCTCGGGGACTTCGCGCTGATCACCGGTGTTCGGGTCAACGAAGAAATCAGCCCGGCCCATCTTGCGATACTGACGAGCAATCACGCGAAGCGCACGGATGTTACGGTAGTCTCCGTTGCCAGGGATAGCGGCACCCAAGTAATCCTGGCTACTGTCCGTCTTACCGTAACGGGTCTCTTCATACTCAATCGAGTCGCGGCCAAAGCCGTTACCGTTCTCGGCTACGAAGCGTAGCGACTCCGCCTTATCCTTGCCGTAGAGTTCCTCGATCTCGTCGAGGGTCATCCACTTGGTCTCGAACACCTCGTTCCAGGTCTTCGGGTCGTACTCCTTCGCATCCGGATCGATCAGGATGTCGAGGGGGTCTTTAGCCGTGATGCGGATCTCACCTTCGACGTGGTCGGTGAAGTCCATACGAACGTCAAAGTAACCACGGCCGTCCATGATGAGGCCGTCGCTGAACACCGCCTGCTCGACCCAGTCGAGCTTGTTGTTATCAGCAATCTGCATGTACAGCTTGGTCAGCACGCTCGCTACGTCCTGGTCACCACCACGGCGCGGTTTGAACTGCACGTCGGCACGGCGCGTGGACTGTTCTCCGAGGACCGTGTTCACGGTCGGGAGAATGGTGTTGATGGTCAGTGCGGGACGACCTTCTGCTTCCAGGGCGGCAAGATCAACCTGATCCCACTGGTCGCCGCGATAGAACGCGTCGCACTTCTTAGCCATCTCGACATACTGCAGATGCCCGTTGTCGCGGGCCCGCACATAGCGGTTCCACTGCTGATGGGCAAGCTGCTGATCTTCGATCGACTGGGTTTTGATCTTTGCCATGTTATGCACTCATCGCGGATTTTTGGCGGGGTCCGCGAGTAAGAGAGATGAGTTTGTCCCGCCAAGACTGTACATGTACAACTGGAGCCTGATACGTTGAAAACTCGGTCATCATGAGACCGATCCACGACAGGGCATCAACCTGGTCGTCGTGAGTACCATTCGGGAACCGAAGAAGTTCCGCGATCAATGGACCAGAGAACGATGCGTCACGAGGAAAATACACCTTGCCCTGCTGCATGCGCCCCTGGATAGCTCTAGCACGCGCTTCTTTATCACGTCGTCCGGTTTTTAGGTCTTTGAAGTACGCTTCAAACAATCCGCGCTCACGCACGCGTTTTTCGAGGAACGGGCCGAGGGCCATTTCGATGTGCCCCTTTTCGATGCCGATGATCGAGGGCTTCCACTGCTCATAGAGATCAAGTATTCGTTCGACTATTTCAAAGCCGTCGAACCTCCCGCGTACGACGTCCGTCACGAACATGTCATCGCGGTCGTTGATACCGACAACGATGCCAACGCTGTAGTCGTTGCGGTCGTTCTTACCGATAGCCAAGTCCCACGCGCAGTAGTAACGCATGGCGTCTTCATCAATGTCCTCTGGGTCATAATAGTTGACCATGCTACGGGTGAAGTACTGACCGTCATCGGCTACTGGGTTCTGCTGATAAAGCGCTGACCAGTCTCTAGGGCCTACGGCTTTTTCAATTCGACGGAGCGCTTCGACACTGTACCTCTCCGGGTGGAGGGCTTCACCAGCTTTACGGAACTCTTCGTCTTCTTCGGCGATGGCGGGATATCTGACGACTTCCCACTCGTCTCCGCCTTGAAGACCCGATTTAAGAAGTCGGCCAGCCAAGTCATCATCATGCCACCTCGTTAGAATGACCAACACGCCACCGCCAGGAGCAAGACGGGTGTACGCCGTTGACGTATACCAGTCCCAGTTCGCATCCCGGTTGTTCTGACTCTCTGCGTCCTCGCGGTTCTTAACCGGGTCGTCGATAACAAGTATGTGTGCACCCTTACCGGTGATACCACCGCCGACACCGGCAGCTACGAAGCCACCGCCATCCGTAGTCAGCCACGCCTCAGCGCTCTGACTATCCGGATCCAGGCGCGTTTTGAATACCGCTTTATACGTCGGTTCACGAAGTACTTGACGTACCTTACGGCTAAAACCCATCGCAAGCGAACCCGAATACGAGCAACTAATAAATTCATGCTCAGGGTTACGACCCAGATGCCAAGCCGGGAACGAAACCGACGCCAGCGTACTCTTGCCATGACGGGGAGGCATAAATAGCATGAGTCGCGGAGATTTTTGATCCACGACGTCACGCGAGAACTGTTCGAGCCTTTTGCAGACATCTTTGTGTACCCAACCGGCGTTGTAGTCAGGGTTGAACTTCTCTACGAACGGCAGCAGCCGCTTACGGGACAAGATACGCGAAGCAAGCTCCTTCTGAGCATGCTCCTTCACAGTTAGTTCCGGTGACTTTACCGGCTCAGGCGAAGCGGGCTGGGGCATCCCATCCTGCTCGTCCGCTTTACAGTAAACACATACCCGTTCCTTCCTGTTCGAGTACAGGGTCTCAGGGTGTATATTCTTACACCCTCTGCACTCCAACATTGGGATGTCGCCTATCAAGGTGCTTCTGGCTCCAGATAATCGATGTCTTTACCCGCCAACTTCAGCAAGTCTTCGTCGCTCATCCGTTCCATCTGGGCGGTGTTAACGTTGATGTTGATCTGCGTCGCGTTATCTGGTGCAGCCAGCCCGTGCAACTTCACGAGCGAGTCCACCGTGTTCTTCATCTCCGTCGAGGTAGCCGCCGCGTTGTACGCGTCCAGATACATCTGGTGCGCGTGCGACCGCGTAAACTTCACCTCTTCGCGCATCTGTTCGCGGAAGTAGTCCAACGCCTTCACGACAGACGGGTTCTTCGCTGCTTCTAGAGCGTTCTTGTAGCTGGCATAACCAGCCGCTCGCCCCGCTGCAGCGATAGTCATCCCGCGAGCCATGTAGAGAACCAGCCGCTCCTGTTGCACGGTCAGAGAACTCAGCGTCAGCCCCATGTAGGGCGTGAGCGACTGGAACTCGACATGCGACATCAGCTCATCGGAATGAGCGAGGTCAGTGGATAGGGGTGCCTGGTTCTCTTGTTGAATCGCTGAGGTCTCCACCTATTTCTATGTCCAGATATGCAAAAACCGGTGCCTTATCGCCCAACTTATGCAGGGCAATATGAGTCAGGTAGTCGTGGAGGGACATGGGTTTTTTAGCCAGCGTGGCCACTATGGCCTCGGCTATCTCCCCGTCGTAGACCAGCACCTCGTACCCACCCCTGTAGGCGATACCGATGATAGCCTCGTCAAAGCCCTCTATAGCGAATACCTGGACTTTCGGCAGCATTTATATTAGCCCTACTAATGATCAATCACAAGAGTGCTGGTAAATAGTCTTCACCCACCAGTACAGCATGTCGCTACTTAGGGCCTGTTTCAGCATGTTAGCCCGGTAAGCCACCAGCTGAACATTACCCGGTATATACCCCAGGGTGCTATCGATCCGGTCGATGCTGGCATTAAAGTCCTTGAGGCCGGACCCGTCGTTATGGTGGGTTAAAACGACCCCCGATATTGCGCAGCGGCCATCCTGCGTCTCCCAGAGTTCGACCAACTGATCAAGGGTTACCTCGTAACCGGTAAACCTCCGTTTCCTATTGGTGTCCCGGCTCTTGGACAGGAGGTTCGAGAGGTAGGATCTGTAGCCCGTGGACCGTTGTTGACGGTCAGAGGCCAGTTTGCAGGGGCGACAGAAACTCCGCAGCGACCTCCCCTTGATCTGCTCAAACGAGGTTAAAGGCAGCTCCTTTTGGCACCGTGAACAGATTTTACTGTCCGTCATCAGTGGCTCGTGGGCCGTGGTTAAGGGCGGGAGTATACGCAAAAACGCCTTGCAAAAAAATTTTATAAAAATTTTTTCAGGTTTCGTTTTTCTGAAGGGGGGTAGGGTGATCGATTTTTCCTATCTAAATCGCTCACGCACTATCTCCCCCCTCGGACTCCAGCACCCCCCCTTTTCCCGGATTCACCCGTTGGAACCTTGTTTTCACCCTCATCTATGGAACCTTGTCCCCCAGTAACCCCCAACGAATCACGCTCGACACTTCGTGTCTCGCGGTCAGTATCTATTGTGTATCTATCACTAACTAGGAGTATCTACCATGGATAACATCAACCAGACCACCAACAACCAAGACCAGACCCCCGACGCCGGATACCTCGCAGCCGAAAAGGCTAAAGAAGCATCCAAGACCGTCATCGCCTACGCCAAAGAGAAGCCTGACATGGCAGCCCTCTTCGTCCTCGGCGTACTCAACCTCTTCAGCTAACCCCCAATGGGGAGGGACCTCCAACCTCCCCACCCCTAACCACAGGTAACTAACCATGCATGCCCGCACTTCATCCGTCATCTTCATCGGATCTATCGCAGTGTTCATTGCTGCCCTATTCCCGCCCCCTCAACTCCTGGACTTCACCCCCGCCCAAGTGCAAGTGGCGTTCCTCGCCTTCTCACTTATAACGGGCGGCTTTGCCCTCTACCTCCGCGCCTTCACAGAGGACTAATACCCATGACACACCACAATGTAGACCTGCTCAAGCGCTATGCCAACGACCATTACGACACCGGCGGCCATTGGGTCGCCGAGTGTTGGGACACAGTCGACTATGTGCAGCTCCTCTATCGCTGCAAGAACGACCTCGACGAAGCGAAACTGGAGTTGCGTGCCCACTGGGAACGGATCAACGAACAGGAGGCCGAGACCCGGTGGGAATGACCACTAACAACGGACCATTGCCAGTGCCCATTGCCCGTGGTCAACGGTCAGTGGTCACTGTGCAACAAAGTTGTGTGACGGCATTTGCCAATGTGTGAGCACTTTATGGCCGTGTGTGCAGGGAAAAACCGGGGTGTGTGCAGGCATTGGACACTAGGTTTTTTACATAAGTGCTTGATTTCTAACGAAACACGAAAAATGTGTGACGTGTGTGCAGGGTTTTTTCGAGTTCAGTTCGTATATAGAGACATGAAAAAATACTTTTTTAATACATCTCTTAAATTTGAATTGAACTTAAGAAAAAGGGTGCACACACTGCACACATATTGATTTATATAGAAAAATTGCTGCACACATGGGTGCACACATGCCAATTGTGTGATCACACATCCTGTGGATAACTCAAAATTGACCCCTAACCACGGTCAACTGACCTCTAATTGTTTCATCTGTAAACCAATCCATAGCAACCAACCGAGAACAAACCCCCATGACAACCTTAATCATCGACACCCTCCAATGCACCGTCTGCAACGCAAACATGAACAGCGGCTACTCCGCAGGAGGCAACATGAGCGTCGGGGAATGTGACTACTACTGCTCCGATGCTTGTCTGCACCGCCATTACACCCAACCACAGTGGTCACGCATCGTGGCGCTTGGTGAAGGAGACTTACTAGGAGACAAGGTATGACCCCCACCATATATCTTGACCATATCCGAGTGTTCAATCTGGATCAGTTCTTTCGGTATGTAACCAACGAACTGACTGAGCAAGCAACCCACGAACTCTGCGCGGTATCACCCCCAATTCCCCTCCGTTCCGGATTCGGATGGTATGTTGGCCGTGCTTCGTTTACCTACAACGCCAACACCGACCGTTGGGCGTACGAGCCGTACGACCGTATTTCCGACTATTACCAGACCGAAGATCAAGCAGCCGATGCCGCTTCTTGGCACCGTTGGGGCGCAGAACACCCACCCCTATGAACAACCCAGAACGCTCGCCCCTTCGGGGCTCGCGGTCAGTAACTAATGTGTGTTCACTAACCAAGGTAACTAACCATGCAACAGCTAGATCTACCCCTTAAAACCAACCGTGTACAACAGGTCATCGACAAGGCTAGGGGCGTTTTGGAATACGCCAAAGCGCACCCAGACGAAATCCTTCTGGCCGTAATGACCCTTATGCTCCTCGATATCGAGAGCGACATCGACGAGCTGGAGAAATAACCAATGTCTAATCCATACAACACAATGCTTAATCTTAATGTCGTCAATTGGGACTGGTTGAATGACCACGAACAACGGATGACTGACCACGAATCACTGGATGTGGATATCGAATCCACGCTGGATGATGTCAGTGAAGCCAACGAGTTGGCCAAGCTGATCCGCGAAAAGTAAACAACTAACTAACCATAGGTAATTACTCATGACTGTCAAAGACCAATCCTTCATCCCTAATGTTATCGGCTACATGTCCGAGAAGAACACCACCCTTGGTTCCATTGCCAAGTATGTGGAGTCGCAGCAGGCAGACGACCCGCTTGAGCGTATCGCTCTTGCATTCTTCCGCTTGCAGCGTGAGCGCCAGGCGGCTGTCCGCGCTGAACTTGACCAGGGAGTCCCGGTTCCGGGCCCCGAGTTCAAGCCGGAGCGTCTGCTCACTTTCGTCCAGTCCGTCATGAACGGCGTCTGTTGGGCGGCTCGCCGCCTCTACATCGCCAACGACAAGTCGGCTGCCGAACACCTCGGAAACGGTATCGACTTCTCCCAAGATGTCGGTGACTGGGTCGGTGTCTACGCCTCTAACGAGCGTATCCCCGAGCTGGTCGACAGTGACTTTATGGCACTGAACCGTTTGCACACTCTGCTCGGCGCCAAGATGGCGTACCTCACCGACATCAACCCGCTGTATCACTTCGAGCAGCGGGCCCGCGATGAGGACGGTAACTGGTTTGTCGACAAAACATGCGCGTCCTTTCAGGAAGCGCTGCCGCTCATGGACGAGATAGTCACGCGTCTGCAGCAGGAATCCGAAGCCAACGAGGTTTCGGACTTCATGAAGCAGCTTCGCGCTGCCTAATCTCCGTGTGAGCAAGGGTTGGCCGTTATCCTTCCCCAAAACGGCATGGTCCTTCCCCGCTAACCGAGTTACCTCGAGGCGGGGAAGGATCAACCTCTGGCGGCCAGGACAGTAGCGTGCCATGCGACATTACACACCCGACAACGACAACGAATACAACCCCTTAAGAGGCGAGCATGTTGAGTATCAACTGCTATGGGCTAGCGTAATACTGCAAGCCGTACGAGACCTCGAAGGACGCGACTCTGCGGATCGGAATAAAGCCCTCAATTACGTGTACTCGCACGATAAGCATGTCGGCTCATTCACATGGATATGCGATGAGTTAGGACTAGAGTCCGATCAGATACGCCAACTATGCGTAACTAGAGAAGGACGCAAACAACTGATCGGTAACAACATGGGAAGTAAAAAGAGGTTTATTCATGAGAGCTGAAATAAGAAAACACATCCAAGAAGCTATCTTCGAAGTCACCAAAGACAAAAATCTTGAACTCGAAAATGTGCAATGCCTTATCCAAGAACTAGCCAGTGCTATCGGCTTTATGTTTGGTGCCATGCAAGTAGCAGCAAACAAGTCCATACCACCCGAACTAATCAACGACAGCGTTGATGAGATCGCTGAACATATTAAAGAAGTTGCTACACAAGTAGGCGACCTCGAAGTACCAAAATCTAACTAACCAACCAACAGAGTCTAAACATGAGTTATCGCTGCGACAATTGCGATGCCGAATTCAGAACCCCCCGTAGATATGATCATAAAGAGTGGATTGAATACTGGGGATTTAAAAGCCTGGAAGTAACACATGTTACGTACCACTGCCCTGAATGCGGAAGCGAAGATTATGCGGAACTCCAATTAGAAGAAGATGAAGAATGAAAAAGTCATTCGAAGTTCTAGTTGTATTCAGATTCAACGGGGTTGACGGAGTCGACACCGAAGACGCCGACAAAATCATACAAGACATAACTGATGCCACTGAAGAGTGGCAGATTGAATACGGCGCAGACGCCGTATGGGTTGAAGACGGTATCTTGTACGAGACCGATACCGGCGATCAATTAGAAGTCTGGGACGAACTCTGGACTAACCAGAAAAAAGAGGCTGACAAATGAGCTGGAACTACCGCTTCATTGAATTTAAAACAAAGTTCCTCAACGAAGATGACACATACATAGAGCTGTGCGAGGTGTATTACGACGCCGATGGCATGGCTCGTATGCACTCAAAACCGCACCTCATATTCGACAATCTAAACCAAGTTGAATTCTTTCTTGACAAAGTAAAAGAAGCACTCAACAAACCCTGTTTAAAAGAGATCGACTTCTTAAATCGAGAAGATAAAAATGACCCGTGGCACTGTGACTTTGAAGCCGAGGAGTAAGTACTTCGGCTGGGACTACACAAAGAACACCCAATTACGTATGACAGGCAAAGAGTGGCACACCTATGCCAAACGTGAACTATTCAATTACAACCGTGGCGACGACTCAGCCCGTGGCAGTAATTGCGAAATATGGCTTGACGGCACCGACATCAACCACAAACCACCCAAATAACTCACTATTAAAACGCTTAGCCCGATACCTATTTAAATCTCCTATCGGCCTACACAACTACGACTGGTGCCGGGTACCACCACCTAACTGGAGATCGTGCCGAGGCGGACACGATTATTGGTAACCACTACAGGTGACAACATGCCACTCGAATACATATGCCGAGACTGCGGGGAAGTATTCAACGAACATCAAGCAGCATTCGTATCTGCTGGCTACGACTGCCATTACATCGGGGATGGTAGATACCTAGAAGAAGTCGGTGAAGATGCGTGCCCTGCTTGCCTCAGCACAAAACTCAATGACCATATAGAAGAGGACAAAGCATGAGCAAGCAACCGCGAACAATACCCATCAGCCTGACTATTGATGACTTGGGCGACGGGTTCTACGACGAAGTGTTAGAAGCGTTTAAGCACCATATCGCCCGAATGGAACTTGACCCAAACAAGTTCTTTTACGACCAATGGCGCATTACTTGCGTAGCTGAAGAATGGGTACGTGACAATAAACTAGAAGACAACGAGAGCTAAACTATGTTTTTCCTATCAGGACTGCTCGCCGCTCTAGCTATGATTTTCTTGCTACTTAAACTCAACCTCAGACGTATTGCTAAATACGACATTTTTTTAGACATCGTCTTAACATTCTTTTTCATCTGGATCTTTGCCGGTACTTTCGCAGGCATGATGGCTGGCCTCTGGGCCGGTGCCCTCATATCCATATTCTTGTGGTGGGCTAAACGCAATGTGCCACAAGAAGAACTTCGCTTAATCAAAACCAAACGCTTCCCGTACCGCAAGTTCACTTGGGTACAAGTAATCAAGACTAAATAACAACGATTGCCTGGCCTCTGGCTGGTAACAACAAGCCCCCCGTATTTCAGGTATGTCAGTGCACTGAAAGACGCGTTGTTGCCAGCTAGGGGTCAGGCATCTTTTTATGCAACACCTCGCATAATTTATAACGGAGCATCAATTACATGCGTACTATCCGACCGACACAACTCAAATCCGAACTTCGTTCTAACGCAATGGCCCGCGTGCCGAGCATGATCTGGGGACCGCCCGGTCTCGGTAAGTCACAGATCGTTTATCAGTTTGCCCAAACTCTTAACGCCAAGGTCTTCGAACTACGTGCAAACCTGTTTGACCCCGTCGACGTTCGAGGCGGCCTTAAGGTAGTCGAGCAAGCCGATGGTAGTTACCGTACTCGTTACGGTGTGCCAGAGGATTACCCCGACACCAACTACCAGGGCGTTGTTGTGCTGCTCATCGACGAACTGCCCAACGCACCAAAGGCCACTCAGAACGCACTACTGCAGCTGACCCTCGATCGCAAGATCGGAACATATGTTCTTCCGGAAAACACTATCATCGTAGCAGCAGGCAACCG